GCACATCGTTTACACGCTCGGTTAAACCATTCGCCCTTCGGGTGTGGCGAGGCGCATGCAGTGGCGCACAAAACAGCGGGGGCCGTCCTTTCTTGTTGGGGCGGCTCCCGCATTCTTTGAATACCATCCATGACCAAGACTGACATTTTCAACATTGCGCTAGGCCTCATTGGCGGGAAATCGCTCGCGAATGCCGACACGGACACGACCCCGCAGGCCGTGAGTGGCCGGAAGTTTTGGGAACTGGCGCTCAACGAAGCCCTGAGCGCGCAGAACTGGAACTTTGCCACGAAGCGCACGCGCCTCAAAGTCTCGCGCACGGCCATTACATCCGTGACCAACAACGGCGGGCTTGTCCGCATCACGAAAAACTCGCACGGTCTGGTGACTGACGACCGAGTTGCGATTGAGGATGTACCTTGTGCGGTTGGGTCATTCTTTGTGACGCGGATCGACGACAACGTTTTCGACCTGCAAGACAGCGTTTATGCGTCCGGCTATTCGAGCGGCGGAACGTTTCTCAAGATTCCGGCCTTCGGGTGGGACTATCGCCATGCGCTGCCGTCCGATTGCGTCAAGGTCCGGCGCGTGCTTGATGACCCTGACCGCGACATGGAGGAGAACGATACGGAACCGTTTCGCGTCGAATCAGGCTTCATCTTCTGCGACCTCGAAACGGCCTTTGTGTCCTACACGTGGCGCAACGAAACAACCTCGACCTATCCGCATGAGTTCGTGGCGGCGCTCTCGACGCTCCTTGCCTCGTATCTGGCGCAAGACCTCGCTGGACCGGCTGGACGCTCGCAGGAGCTTCGCCAGACCTATGAACGGCTCATGCTGCCGAATGCACGCGGACGTGATGCGCGCGAGGGCAAGGGCGATACTGACGTGAGCACGACGCAAAGCGAACTCCACAACGCCCGCTTCGCATGAGCATCGCAACCCGAACCTTTCAGGCTTCCTTCAATGGCGGCGAACTTTCGCCCCTGCTCGACTCCCGGCCCGATGCGGCCATTTACCGCGACGGTTGCCGCGAGCTTCAAAACTGCGTTGTGCGGCCCTACGGCGGAGCGTTCAAGCGTCCCGGCCTGCAATACGGCGGGGCCGTCAAGACCTCCTCGACGGCGACGCGCTTGATTCCCTTCAAGCGTTCGACCTCGACCAACTACGTTATCGAGATGGGGGATAGCTACATGCGCTTTTGGAAAGGCGGCTCTGCCATGACGCGCATTACAAGTGGAACGCCTGTCGAAATCGCATCCCCCTACACGGCTGCGCAGCTTCAAGCGGTGCAGTTCTGCCAGATCAACGACGTGATGTTCCTTGTGCATCCGTCGCATGCTCCGCGCCGTCTTTCTCGCAATTCGGAGACAAGCTGGACCCTTGAAGTGTTCCCGTTCGACTTCCCGCCCATGTCGGACATCAACGACACGACGACGACGATCCGCATTCAACCGGGCGTTTCTGCGTGGGCAACCTCGACGGCCTACACGGTCGGGCAAGTTCGCCTCGAAAGCGGCCTGCTGTATATGTGCGCAACGGCCCACACGTCCGGCACGTTTGCGACCGACCTTGCGGCCTCGCGCTGGAAAGCAGTTAAGCCTCGCGGGCCTTGGGTGCGCGACGACGACCACGACACCGCCGATATGGTGGACGTGAACGGCACGCGCTATGTCTGCATTCTCTCGACGGCGGGCCTGATTGCTGGCTCTGGCTACAATGCCAATCCTCGACCCGGCTCCGGTTCCGGCTGGGCTACCTACTGGCTCGCGGTCGGTGACTCCAATCTTCGCCTCTTTGCCAGTTCCTCGACCTTTTCCGCTGCCGATGTCGGGACGTATTTCCGCATCGACGTAGGATGCTCGAAGCGTTCGCTTTTCCTGTCCACCAATCACACGGCTGGCGCAACGCACGTCACGGAACCCATGTTCATTGCCGGTGACGCGCTCATTCGCTCGACCATCACAACGACGAACTATTCCGGCTATCTGAACGGCGGCGTCAAGGGAGAGCTGTATCTTGAGTTCAGCAAGGACCGTAGCACTTGGGACCGCGTTCGCCATTGGGGCTTCAAGAACCCGGCAGACGGCAACATTGCCTCGACCTACAACGGCCCCTCGACGGGCGGCTATTACCGCATTCGGTGGGAACCCGGCATTACCTCGACGGCGCGCGACCAAGGATTTTTGATCGAAGCGACTACCGGCGTCGTGACGGCGCTGGTCAAGATCGACTCCTATGTTTCAGCCACGGAGGTCACGGCCTCCTTTGTGCTGCCAGACATCACGTTCGCGCCCTGCGAGATTCTGACGCAGGACAATCGGAATTGGTATCGCGGAGCCTTCGGGGCCAACTACCCGCGCGCCGTGGCCTTCCATGAGGCGCGCCTTTGGTTCGCTGGTGTGTCGGGCGACGCCTCGCGGGCATGGTCTAGCCGCGTCGATGACTTCTATAATTTCTTCACCGGCCCGGAAGATGACGACGGCATCGACATTACGCTTTCGAGCGTCGAGACAAATCAAATCGAGTGGATGGCCTCGCTTGGCCGGAATCTCGTTATCGGGACGACCGGGGAGGAGTGGATCATCAACAGCGGCGAATCCGACTCGGTGCTGACTGCCGACAACATGCGCGCCCGCCTGACAACCCGGAACGGCTCCGCGCCGCTTGCGCCGCAGATGGTGAACGATGCCTTGTTTTGGTGCCCTCGAAGTGCGCGCCGCCTCCATGAGTTCAACTACGATTTCAGCCGCGACGCTTGGAGCGGGTCTGACGTGCTGCAATTTGCCGAACATTTGGGCGCTTCGGGCTTGGTCGATATGGACTTTGCGGCCATGCCCGATTCGGTCCTTTGGGCCGTCAATGGCGACGGGGAGCTTTGCGGCTTCACCTACGACCGACGCCAGAACGTCACGGCATGGCATCGCCACGTCACGGATGGCTATTTCGAGAGCGTCGCGACCATCTACGGAGACAATGGACGTGATGAAGTGTGGTTCGTGGTGCGTCGGACCATCAACGGCGCGACGGTTCGCAACGTCGAAAGGTTCTATCCGACCGCGCAGGACTTCGATTTCGACACCGCGAGCGATTTCTTCTATGTGGATTCAGGCCTCAAGGTCACGCCCTCGGGAACGTCCATCACGGGCCTTTCGCACCTCGAAGGCAAGGAGGTCAAGATTTGGGCCGATGGTGCCCGGATCGAGACGAAAACGGTTTCCTCCGGGGCCGTCACGCTCTCGACCGCTGCCACGTCGGCCATCGTGGGCCTTGCCTATGAGGCCACGCTTCGACCGATGCGCCTTGAAGTCGTGCTAGATGACGGCACCGGGCAGGGGCGGCACTGGCGTCCAAACCGGCTCATTGCCTGCCTCTACAACTCCATTGGGGGCGAGTTCCGCACGGGCGGCGACTGGACGGCACTGGACTACTCGACCCCCTACGAGCGCGAACAGGCCGACGAACCGGCGCTCACAGTCAGGACAGAGCGCATTTCGAGCCACGTCCCGGCAGATTGGGAGGACTCCATCGAACTGCAATTCCGCAGCGCCGATCCCGTGCCTTTTAACTTGCTCGCATACATTTTGATTCATGAAGTGGAGGGGAAATAAGCCATGGCATTCGCACCCATTTTTGCAGGACTAAGCGCCGCCGCCTCCATCGGGGGACTGGGCATGAGCCTTTACGCCAACAAGCAGCAACAGCAGGCCGCCAAAATCGAGGGCGACATGCAGGCGCGCGCGGCGGAGGACGAGGCCAAGCGGAAGCAAATCGAGCTTGCCGAGAACCAGCGCCGCACGGCCAAGAATCAGGCGGGGGCACGCGCCACGCAGGCGGCCCGCATGGCCTTGAGCGGCACGGGCGGAGGCTCGCCGCTCTCCATCATGGCCGAGACGCTGACGCTTCAACAGCGCGAGCTTTCTGATACCCAATACGGCGGCGACCTCACGACCCGCGCGTTGACCAACCAAGCCACAGATGCCCGCTACGGCGCGGCCTCAAGCGTCGCGGCACTCAAGCAACGCGGGACTGGCCTACTCATCGAAGGCGTCGGCCAGCTTGCGCAAATGGGCTACGGCGTGGCTCGCAACTATCCCCGCAAAGCATCATGAGTGCCCGATACCGCAACGGCCAGACTGATTTACTGCAATCCGGCGTTCAACCGCTGGAAACGGCCCGCATCGCCGCGCCTACCGATGACATCGGGCGCGGCTTGATGAGCCTCGGGGCCAGTGGTGCCCGTGTTTTCGCGGAGTACACGCGAGTCAATGACGCCCGCGAACTGCTCGAAGCGGAGCAGGACATGCAGAAGGCCGCGAATGACTTTGCGGTTTTCCAGACCCAAAGCCCGGACGAAAAGACCTGGCTCCCGAAGTGGCAGCAAATTTCCGGCGAACTCGAAAAGCGGAACGGGCAGCGTCGGCTTTCGGCGGATGGTCGTCTCTCGCTCGCGCAGGGTGTGGGCCGCTGGGCCACAAACCAAACGGGCCGCGTTCAGGAGCAGGCCTTAAAGCAGACCGCCGCGCGCGCCTTGCAGGCTGGGCAAAATTCCATTAACGCCGCGATTGAGAGCGGCGATGCCGACCGCGCCCTTGGGGCAATCACGCTTTTGGAGACTTCCGGCACGATCTTTCCCGAACAGGCAGAGGCGATGCGGCAGGATGCGACACGCGCCCTCAAGACCAAGACGGCGGAAAAGGAGTTCGAGGAGCTTTCCATGATGGCCACGACCAACCCCGCGATGGCGCGAGAGTTGGCCGACGAGGGCGTTAAGGCCTCTCGCATCTCGGACCTGCAACGGTTCAAGATTAACGCCATGGCCGACCGGCAAGAGGAACAGAACCGCACCGATAGCTTCAACACGTTCCGCCGTCGCATCGGTGTTGGTGATTTGCCCTCGCCCGACGAACTCAAGGCCGACGCCTCCTTGACGGACCTCGACCGGCAAGAGCTTGTCACGCTCGCGACCTCGAAGCCCTCAAATGACGAGGAGCTTTTTCAGCGTCAAATCACCGCCATTGGCTCGATGCCCTCGAATGCCGCGCCGTTGGAGCGTGCCAAGTATGAGGCTTTTCTTGAAGCGAATTTCAGCGGCCCGCATCTCGACCACCTGCGCAGCCTCTACGATGCGCGCTTTGCTTCTGGCGGTGTCGAGGCAGTCCGCACGGCGGAGGCCTTTCAGGCGCTCGATTCTGCGGCCTTTGATGAGCAGCTTCTTGGAGCCTTCAAGGTCGCCAAAACGGACGAAACCGGCAAGCCGCTGTATCGCAAAAAGGAGGGCTTGTTCTTCAAGCGTGACGGTCTTTTTGGCGTCAAGGAAGTGCAGCAACCCGCGCAGGAGGAGCCGGTTTTCGAGGAGGATGCGGCCAAGAAAACGGAAGTACTGCGCAAGGTCGCCGAAATCAAAGAGACGATCACGCGCGAAGTGAAGGCCGGAACGCTCAAGACCTCCGAAGAAGTCTTTTCACGCATCTCCTCGCTGGCTCGCGCGCCCATCAATTCCCGCGCTGCCTCCGAAGTCTTGCCCGCTGCCCTGCTGCTCCTTCCTGAAAACACAGGATCGACGCCGCCAAACCTTGACGACATCCTGAAAAAGCATGCCCCAAATCCTTGAGAGTGAAGCCTTCGCGCTGGCGCAAGGTGTCGACGCCATGACGCCCGAGAACCAAGCGCGTGCTGCTGACGTGCTGCGCCGGTATCGGGAGCAGCAACGCGAATACGGTTTGCCTGATTTCCCGACCGCCGAACAGCAACGGCGCGAAGGTGAGGACCGCTATTTTTCCCTGTTCGACGACTTGAAGAATGTGGATGCCGCCTCGCCGTCGTTCTCGACCGGCCTCCGTCTTTCGGCAAATCCCGATGCCGACCGGGCGCGGGTCGTCAATACGGCCTTCTTGGCTCGCCAGTATGGCAAGACGGCGGAGGAAGTTTCTCGCGCCTTCCCGTTCTTCCGCGACGACTTCGCGGCCAAGTCCGGCGCTGAACCAGGCCTCGAAGATGCGGCCTTTTACCAGCATGCCGCCAAGATCGCGAAAGGCCAGAAGGCCGCGCGCGACGTGCAGGAGCGTTCCCTGAATGAAGGGTTCCGCGCTGCCGTCGAGGGCATGGGGAGCCTTGAAAAGCTCGCCGAAGTCCGCGCGCAGGCGGCAGGCAACACCGATAATGAGATTGACGCCAAGGCGTTCCTTTCGGCCTACGAGCAGACCCAGGCCGTCATGAGCAGGCACGCGGGTTTCATCCGCGAGTTTTCCGATGCCATCGCGTCCGATATGGACGGCGGGCAAGTTGACCTCGGGCCGCTGAACGAAAGGCTTCTCGACCTGCCCGGAACGGAGCGCCGTCTTGTGCTGGCGGCTCTGCGCATGCAGGCCGAAAAGGGCAGCGAGAAGGTCAAGGAGTCGAAGGGTGGCAAATACGATCTTTTTGCCGGTAAGTTCCTGCAACAGACCGGCGAGGCAGCGGGCCGATTGGCTCGAAGCGCCGCGATGGATCAGCCACGCATGGAGCGTCTGATTGAATTAGTGCCCTCGTCCGGCGAAGTGCTGGCCTCTGGCGAAATCAAGACTGCTGAACAGGCCCGCGCCTATGTGCGCGATTCGCTGTTTCGCAGTGATGCGGCGGAGCTTTCGGCCACGATGGCAGGACCGGGCGGCTTTGGGGGTATGCCGGTCGATGACGACCGCGTGCGCGTCACGCTTGATGCAGAGGCCCAAAAGCTCATCCGTGACGCCAAAGAGCGAGAATTGAAGCGTCTGCGAGTCCAGAACGAAATCCGGCAGATTGGCGAAATTGCCGACCCTATCCCGAACGTCTTTGCCTCGACTATTGGAACCAGCGGCGCGGCTTTGGGCCTCATGGCTGGAACTCGCGGCCTTGCGGCTCCGGCGCTTTGGAATGCCTACACGAACATTGAATACAACGATCTGAGCTTGAAATACCCGCAGATGACCAGCGCGGACAAGAAGCTCGTCGCTGGCGTTTCCGCTGCCGTTCAAACGGCGCTCGATTACGTGGGCGTGAAGGCGCTCAACAAGCTGCCCGGTATCAAGAGCCTCGTTTCGCAGCCGTTCACGCGTCAGCTTGCGGCGCGCGCCTTGGCTCGCGGTGGCGTCTCGTTCGCGTCTGAAAACGTCGTCGAGGCCGCGCAGGACATCGCAACGCCTGCCATCATCGAAGCCCTGCGGGTGGACGCTCCAGGCTTTGATGCAGCGGCGGAGGCTCGCGACTTCTGGAAGGGCCGCGCCGATGTGGCGATTGGGCTGCTTCCATTGACGCTCCTCGGCATTGGGGCCGCGTCCGTGAACGAGTATCGCGGCGCGAAAGAACTGCTGACGTGGAACGACCAACTCGGGGCCGCTGGCGTGGTGGAGACGGATCGCGCCGCCATCAGCGAGGCCGCACAAGCGGGCGACGTGGCGAAGGCGCAAAGTCTGCTCATAGAAGCCTGGGGCCGTCGTTCGCCCGAAGTCGCCGCCGAATATCAGGACGCCATGAGTCAGCGCCAGAACGACCTCGCCAGCGCGACGGCGGAGCTTGAACGCCTTGGCGCCATGCCGACCCTCGCCCGCGATGCGGACGGCTGGACGGTGACGAGCGACGGCAAGACGGCCAAGTTTGCGACATGGGAAGAGGCGCGAGAAGTCGCGACCGCTGCCATGAATGACTTGGAGCAAAAGCAAATCCTTCTCGCGACTGAGCTAACGGATCGCCTGCTAGGCGGCAAGTTTGGCGACCTTCAAGAAACCTCTACCTTGAGGCCACAAGAAGAAACGCTGGGCGACAACGTTCGCGAAGGCACCCTGACGGCTGAGACAGCTATGGAGGCGGCGGTTGCTGGCGGGATCATCAAGGGCGTCACAATGTCGGAAGCTCGTGCCATTGCGGGCGAGGTTTTTGGCGATAACCCCAGCGAGCGGGCTATGCGCTTTCGGGAAGATGTCGAATCCGCTGTTATTCTTGGGCGCAACGAAACGGCGGGCGGCGTCTCTCGCAGCACAATCAATCTGGCCGACAACAAAGCCGCGTTCCTGACCGCATTGGAGGAACCCCTAGAAGGTCGAGTTAAGCACGGTCTAACGACGGGCGTTTTTCGCCGCGAGTCTTTGGCGAAAATCATTCAAGGCGTCGAACAGGCCACGGGCGAAACATTCCTCGAAGGCTCGACATGGGATGAAATCGCCGCTTCATCGGAAACCGCTCCGCGCCCTCTCATCGAGGCTATTTCCCGCGTCATTGTTGCGGATGTCTTTGGACGCATGAAAGAAGGTAAATGGTTTGCGCCCGGATCGGCTTCCAAGTCCTTGAATCTGAACGACCGCGAACAGTCGGCCTTTGCCGCTATCCTCAAGATGTTTCGGGATTACTTGGTCGCTGTTTTGCGCGCGGCCTCGAAGCTCGCCAAAGCACGCCAAGAAGGCAAGCTAGGCGGCGAATACGATGCTCTTTTTGATGCTCTCACGGGTGGCAGTTCGCAGCTTGAGCACGATGCAGGCGCGACCAAAGAGGCGGACGCCATCGCGGCGGAGGCCGTCGATACTTCCGGCTATTCGCCCGAGAATCCGGGGCCGAATGGCGAGACGTTTTCTTTGTCGGCGAGCGAGATCATCACGCCGGAAAATAAAGTTGCTGATAGTATCATGGGCAAGCCTGCCGCCGATATTTTCGCCGAAGTAAAAAAACGTCATGGTGTAACTCGGTCCATTTATGAGGCTGGTTACATTCTGCCGGATGGAACAATGCTTGATTTCTCAGGACGTGCAGACGCAGGCGATTTTAAGCAAGGACCGGATTTGATTTTTAGGCCAACAGGCGGGCGCGATTGGATGAAGGATCAACGCGGAGTAGATCATCGCGAAATTGAATGGCAGGATATGCCAAGTTATAAAGAGACATGGGAACCAATGGTTGCCTTTCTCCGGCTCGGAGCCGTGCGCGTAGATGCTAACAGCGGCATGATTTCTATGCACAGTCGAGCCAAAATCACTGCTGCTCAGGCATCGGCCCTTAAATCCATTGTTGTTGCTGCGGACGGCGCATATATTGACCTTGAGGATGACGCAAGAAATCGTTCCTCGATGCAATTAAACGGCGGCAAGTGGGGCAAGGTGAATGGATTGCTGACACGGTGGGCAAATGGAGAAACTCCACAATTTGAGGGCGAAACCTTCTCCATCCGCGCCGTCTCTTCAGCTGATGCTCGGTTTCGTTTTGATGGCATCGCTAAAGAAGATCCAATTAACGACGGCAGTCGAGTTGGGACAGCATGGCAAGGTAAAGTCAAACCGACCACGCAAGACACCAACAACGGAATTGCCACGGTGACACCAAAGGGACTGAAAAAGCAGATGGGAATGCTAACCCAATTTATCGACGGCGTCCCCCTTCCAAAATATATCACGGACTTGACCGACCCAACAGAGAGGATGAGAGCATTCATCGCTTTCCAAAAGGGAAATCTTTTGGCGCTTTATGATGCTTTTGAAAAGTTATCGCCGGATTACGTTGTCAGATCAACTCACTGGTATGATGGGGCAAGACTAATCGCTGAAAGAATTCGTGATTCATATAATCTGACCGTTGAGCAGTCGTCTGCAATTATTGCAGTCTTCAGCCCGATGAAAGATTGGTTCCAAAATGTAGCAATGGGACAGCGGTTTGCTGACATCATGGCAAACTACAAGGACACTGTAATTACCAATAAAGGGATGCGCGGAGCAGTTGATGAAATGGTCAATGCTGCCGAGAATGGAAAGTATCTCAATGATGCGCTCAAATTCATTGATGGTCGCACCATTGCTGATTTGCTAACGGACAAGTCTGAAGGTGGCAGGAAATTGGCGGCGGTTGCGGTTAGGCTTTTATCTACTCACGTTCACGGTTTGACGCATGATGTGCTAACTCCCGAAGGTGAATCAATGGGAGTGCGGAAAAACCTTGATGGTTCAAACAAGAAAATGGTTTGGCAGTCCTACGCTTTTATCGTGAAAGCTATTTCCATTTACGAGAATGGCAGTCTTGAAAACATTTCAGAGACACTTGGAACTGAGCATAAGATTCGCAATTTTTACAACAACATCATTTCACCAACATCTCCTTTTGGGGATGCCACTGTGGACACTCATGCAGTCAATGCTGCGGTTTTGTTTCCGATGGGGGGCAGTGCATATTTAACGACTTTAAACTTTGGCGAGGCTGGCATGGCTGGAGGTGGCAACTCTGGCTTATATTGGCTTTTTCATGAGGCACTCCGTGAGGCAGCAGCAGAACGTGGCGTTCTCCCGCGTCAGATGCAGTCCATCACCTGGGAGGCAATTCGTGGATTGTTTCCAGACACCATGAAGCGCAACAAAAAATTTGTTGCTAAGATTGTCGATATCTGGGAATCTTCACCAGATGCTGAATCTGCTAGATCTCGAATCCTTGAACTGGGAATCACTCCACCCGAATGGGCAAGAGTGGGTTCCAGTGTTGTTGGAAGCGAGGCAGGGATGGCAGGAAATCTTGGGCAAGCAATTGACTCCGAAAGAAGTGTTCGATCTGGAATTCGACAAGGACGCAAAAGCGGACCTTCTAGCGCAAATGTAGGTCAATCCTTTTCCCTCCGCGTCTCGGTGCCGAGTGGATCGCCAAAGGTGACGTGATCCGCACCGCTAAGGACATCGGCAAAGAGCAGGCATTCCGCGAGGCTGACGGCTTCGACCGGCGCATGAAGGCCTATCTCGATGGCCTTTCCGAAAATGCACGTCAGACGCTCGAATTTGAGCCGTCCGCGCTCGAAGATGACACGCTCGTTTCGGCCATGCTGGACTTCGGCAAGCTCATGTCGTTCACGACGGCGAAGCGTTCCGGCAAGGTCGAGGCCAAGAGCGGCGACTACGACGGCCAGCCGTGGCTTCCTGCCTCCTTCTTCTCGAAGGGCGCAGGCATCATGCCGGACCAAATGGCGCAGGCCATGAGCGACCAAGGCCTAATCCCTGACGCCTACACGGACACGCTTTGGGCTGAACTCGGGAAGCGCATCGAAGCGACCCGCAAAGACAAGGCTGCGCATCGTGAGGCCGTGCAGTCCTACAAGGACGCGCAGAAAGCCGCGAAGGCAGAAGCCAAGGCGGAGGCGGAAGCCTGGGCAAATCAGGCCCGCAAGACAGCCGGAAGCCCGAAGGCGCAACGCGACATGCTGAAAGCAGCCCTTCGCACGCTGGACGGCATCCTCGCCGCCGCTCCGCCCGAAGTCCGCGCCCGTGTGGGCGGATACGTGAAGCTCGCAGGTCTGGCGACCGACGAGGCCATGTTGGCCGAAATTGAACGCCGTATCGACAAGATGAACCGCGAGCTTGAGAAGTATCTCAAGAAGGAAGGCCGCGCCGAACTGACGCGACTCTTCAAGAAGGCGGCTCCAAAGAACGAATCCGGCGAAAAGGCACAAGGCAAGATTGGCCCCGAGTTCCACGCATGGTTTGCCCTCGCGGAGTCGGCGGCGGAAATGTCGCCCGAGAAAGCAGACGAGGCTATCGTTGCGGCAGAGCAGGCACTTGAGGCCGACGTTACCGCCGCGCAGCTTGCGGGTCTGTCTGCATGGCTGGGCCGCGAAGTCTCGGATTTGGACGAGGCCCGGACCTTGCAGGACATTCGCCTTACGGTGCTTCAAACGTTCGGCAGCACGCTTTACAGCACGGACGCGCAGGCACCGCGCAACGCCGCTGAAATCATGGCTGCGGTCGATGCCGCCAAGGAGCAGTACATCAAGGGTCGCGTGACCCATCTCGAAAAGATGGCGGCTCGTCGCGAGCGTCGTCAAGAATGGCGCACAAAGGGCATTGCGTTGGTCGGCGGTGCCGCAACGGGAGATTCGGTGCGCGGCCAAATGGCCCGCAGTCCTTCCGACCTCAAGCGTCTGGCGTCGGACTACCTCGACACCGGCCTTGATGCCAGCGGCTTTTTCCGCTCGCTACTCGGGGAGGGCGACCTTTACCAGACCGTCCAGCGCTCCATCTTGGAGGCCGACGCCCAAGAGCAAGACGCCATGAAGGCGCGACGCGCTGAGTTCGCGAGGCTGCTCAAGAGCACGTTTTCGGGTGGCAAAACGGCACGTCTGCGCGGCCTTTGGGAATTGCAGCGAATCCAAGAGGGAACGCCGCTCGGCACCTTCTCGCAAATGCAGGCCGTGCAGTTCACGCTCTGGTTTCAAGACCTCGATTCCCGCGAATGGCTGGCCTCTCACGGCTACGGCGAGGAGTGGCAGGCCAAGGCGGAGAAATGGCTGACGCCAGAAGCCAAGAAAATCCGCGCTTGGCTGCTCGAAAAATACGGCCAGCAATACGACCGCATCAACCCTGTTTTCCGCGAGCTGCGAGGCGTCAACCTGCCGCGCGTGGAGGCCTACGGCGGCATGCGCCAAGTCGAGAACATGGGCAAGGACGGCAGCGTTGCCCTCACTGCTGACAACATGGCGGGCGGCATGGCGGCGGGCTTCACAAAAACGCGCGTCTCGTCTCCGACTGGACCGCCTAAAAACGTCGATGCGCTGGCGAACTATTGGGGCAATGCCTTTCAGGTCGAGCACTACATCGCATGGGCTGAACCGTTGGCCGAAATGCGCGCCGTCGTGGGCCATCGCGACTTTCGCATGGCCGTCGAATCCAACCTTGGAGCGGCCAAGAGCGCGCAAATGATGCGTTGGATTGACGATCTGGAGAAGTCCGGCCAGCGAAACGCCATCATGAACACCCTGAGCGGCGACTTGATGCAGCGATGGGGGAGCGCCGCCTCCGCGTCGGCCCTATTGTTCAAGGTCGGGGTTCTGTTGAAGCAAGCAACCGCCGCGCTCGGTAGCGCCTTCAAGGTGGGCCTCGGCAGCTATGCGCGCAGTCTTGGCCGGGTGCTTTCGGGTAGTTCCTCGATTTCGCTCCGCGAGGCGTGGAATAGCGACTCCGTGCAACGCCGCATCAATGACTATGATCCCGAGATGCGGGAGGCCTTTCAGGCCCACCAAAAGCGCCGGTTCGAGAACGAAATCCTCGATGTCCTGACCCAATACCCAAATCGAGCACTTGAAGGCGGATGGTATGCCATCGGCTTCACGGATGCGGTCTTCACGACCGTTAGCGCGGCGGTCGCGCATGACGCATCCTATCGCGAAGGGCTGGCGGCAGGGCTGAACAACGAGCAGGCAATGGCCTACGCGGGCGAGCAAATGACCCTGATCGTCAAGGAGACGGCGCAACCCGACAGCACGGCGACGAAATCGCAGTTCGAAAACTCGGTCGGCAATCCTTGGCTCCGTGTCATTTTCGCTTTCCAGAGCGCGAACCGCCAGGCTTTCGGCCTGAGCCTGCTATCCTACAAGCACGGCGACAAGTTCGCGTCTCGCCTGATCCTCGGGCATCTCATCATCCCCATCGTCTCGCAGACCATCGGGAACATGATCCGCGACGGCTTCACGGATGCGGACGATGATGAAATTTGGACGCTCAAGGGCTATCTGGCCTCAATGCTCCTCGGGCCGTTCTCTGGCGCGTTGCAGCTTGGGCCGTTGCTCGAAGTTCTGGCGCAGAAAACGTTTGGCGCTGAACCGCGAGTTGCTTCAAATCCTGCGGCCACGGCCCTTACGGCGCTTGGCTCCATTCTCGAAGGCGACTTCGACAGCGGCGACATTGGCCGGGTCGTTACGGAATTGAGCAACATTCTCGGCGGTCGAGCCTCGGCGACGGGCGCGGGCTGGAACATCATCCGCCAATTGCTCGGCTTGCAGGAGAACGCCGAAAACGACCAGTGACCAGACATCCGGTGCCGTAGCCGGTGGCGAAAATGCCGGGAAGCAGGATAATGCATCCGATGATGCCCTTGCCGGTGCCCTTGCGCATCGTTCCGTCCAACGTGTCCCGGCTCGCGTCCGCGCCAAGCAGGAACACGACGGGAAGCCAGAAGAGAAACCAGAAGGTAAGCCAGATTTTCACGCCGCAAGTCTGCCCTGACATTCCGAAGCTGTCCAGTGTAGAAAAGCCTGCGGTTCGGTGAATAGGAAACGGGCACGGTTTCTCCCGGTGAAGGAAAAACCGTGCGCTG